GTCATAATCTCCTAATCCTTGTAAAGACATTTTAGGAATTTTAATTTCAGCACCACCATTATAGATTACATCTCCTGCATTTGCTTCCATCCATCCTGTTAATGCTTCATGCATAGCTACTTTATCTAATGTTTCTTGAAATAACGTAGCTGTTGCTAATGTATTAATTGCCATATTTTATTACCTCCTATTTTCCCATCATTTTTTGATAAACTAATTCTTCATCAGTTAATTTAACATCTTTAGCTTTTTTCATAGGTTCTCTACCTTTTATTTTTTCTTCAACTGCTTTTTCTACTGCACTTTGAAAAGCTTTTTCTACTGTTTCAATACTTTTTTTACAAGAATCAGCATCAGTTAAAATAAGGATCTCAGCAAGTTCAGTTGGAATTCCTTTATCGGCTAATTGAACTTTTGCTTGTGCAGTCAATTCTCTACGGGTAATTGCTGCTTCTCTATCATCCAAATCCTTGATTCTTTTTTCTTCCTGATACTTTTTCTTTTCTTTTTCGCTCATTGTTTCTAATTTTTGAGCTTCAGTTTGCTGTTCTTCTAATTGCTTTTCCCAAGCTTTACGTTCTTTAGCAATTCTTCCTTGAACGATTTTATCTAATTCTTCTTGGGTAAAAGTTTTTGTTTCTTGACCACCTTCACCACTATCTTGATTATCTTGGCCAGTTCCTTGATCATCATTTCCTGAACCATCTCCGGAATTATCATCAGCAAATAATTGAATATCTAAAGGAAACATAAATTTCTTTTTCATAAATACCTCCAGTTAAAGTCCGTAAGACTATCCCATCTTTTAATGTCGTAAGTTTTTGGACAATAAAAAAAGACAATTTCAAACTGTCTATTTATTAGAATTATTTTCTTTTATTTCTTCTACAACTTTCGCATTCAACAACTCTTTTATGCGATTAGCATCATTGACTTCAAATACATCACCAGCATACCTAACGACACCTGTATTTTTATCAATCATATTGCAAATAACTTTAAGTTTTGCCATATTTCTTCTTGTTCCTTTCTAATGATTTGGTTTTAGATTTTGGTGGTGGTACATAACAGTCATATTTTTCATAACGAATGCGGCCGCAAATCATGCACATATATTGAATTTTCTTAACCAAACAGCTTCTCTTTTTATCAAAGTATTGTTCCGTACGATACTCAAACTCTTGGTGATGATGTGGTCTTAATCCTTCCGCCATAAATAATCTCCTTTCTTTAAAGTTTTTTATAATTTATCAATTTTAAATTTAGCTATAATGCAAGATATTAAACTTAATAAAACAATTAACACTTGAATTAATAACGGACTTAATACAATCCACCATGACCAAGTTATAAAGCCTAATATTTTTGCTATAACAAAAATAATTAATAATGCATTTAACATTGGCATTCTCCTTTCTTTAAAGTTGAACAAAAGAAAAACCGACTATTTGTCGGCTTCATCTCTAAATGCATCTTCATAATTTAATTTTCCTGAATTTAAAACAAAGTCCCTATCTCGCTTCATTTCCTCTAATTCTTCCTGAGTTTCGACATGCTCACCAACAATAATTTGGTCAACATTCTCATATGTTTGATAAAACATGTAATTTACACCATCATTTAACGTTGGGTACAATTCAGCTTCAATAGTTGCTAGTGCCAAAGAAACTTGTAATGCAAACAAAGGGTCACCATCAAAAGAAGGACCTAAATCATTTAAATGGAACATGCCAACTGATTGATCATTGCTATTAAGATATGTCAATTTTAAATCATGTTTAAGACTAGCATATTCATTTGACATTTTTATCACCCTTTTCTTTCTTAATGATTTTGTTTTTCGTGTTATTTAACGATTCTTTTGTATAATTTCTATATACCCAAGAGTTATTATCTTTTCCTGATACAATGTTTATATTAATATTTGCATCTATAACTTCTTGTTTTCCTATAAGTTCATTATACACTGAATTACAACTAAAACACATATCTTTTTGAGATAGAATATAGATTTCTTGTTCTTTTAATTCACCTTTCAATACCTGATCATAAATATATTCAAAAAACTTGTATTCCGTATCATACTCTCTTGTATAATCATTTTCATGACCTTTATACGGAACAAGCTTAGTATGCGGATGTAATCTTTTAATTACTGGTGATGTTATTAATTTACTTTTATCACCTTTATAATTATTGAAAACATCATCATTTGTACTTGATATTCTACTAGATGCAATAAAAAAATCATCTCCAATTTTCATTGATGCAACATTTCCTTTGCTAGCTCTCGTTGTCATGTATTTATCTTTTGCAACGAATGCCTCTTTATCAAGCTCTAAAATAGTTTTTGCATCAACAGTTCCATAGTCAACTTTATAACGATTAACCGTCCTATAATTATATTTTAGATCATTCCATTGTACTACATTTTTGTATTTCAAATCTTGAAATTTAGATAGTGACGAAGGCATATTTTCTTTGCCTAAGACATTAATATAACTTTGATACTGTTTCCTATCATTCGACAAATTCTTTGTCTTTTTCATAAAAGTATCAACAGTATCTACACCATGTGTCTCTTGCTGCCTTTTTAACCACTGATCATAATTTTCTTTAACGTCAACAACTTCATCTCTACCAGTAACAGGATTGCGTTGTCTTTTCTTCATGGCATCAGTAACACCCTCAATATACGGAATCATATGAGATCGACAATTGGGATGAAGCGGTGGAACATTAACACCAACTTGTGCCTTTGATGTTTCAACAATACTTCTATCATGTTGTTGACATATCTTTGATGTTCTACTGTCATGAACTGCAATAAACATTTGTTTGTCGATACCAGCATCTTCAAAAGCTAACTGATCAGTAAACGCTGACATTGCTGCACTTTCAGTTTGAATAAGCCTTCTTGCTTGATAAGCACCTACAGCAAACTTATTCATAATAGTATCAGCCATTTCCTTTTCGGTCTTATTGGTTAATACACCTAGCATCATTTCATCTTTCAATGAATCAGCTAATTCATTTGTATTGTTCCAAATTCTAT